GTCATCATTTGCTAAAGAAGCAAATGTTTCATTTGTACCTGCTGTAATAGTAGCGTCACCGTTTGATGATAGTGTTGCTGTAAAATGTCTTCTAATATTAAAGTTTGTATCAGTAGCGCCACCGTTTGCTGTCGTTTTTAAAGTTTTAACTGTAGTGTGTGGTAAATTAAATATTGAAATATTATTTTCTGGATTTGTAAGTTTAGCTCTTTTAATTGTTAAAACAGAAGCAGTCGTTACATCTGAGCCACCTACATTAGCTGTTAATTCTAATTCTGTTTGAGATACAATATATTTTACTATACCTGTTACACTAGAACCTGCGTCATTTGTAAATGAAATTGAATCGCCTATTTTTAAATCTGTTGTAAAGTTTGTACCTTTACCTTGTAAAGTAGCGTCTGAATTAGCAATAGATACGTTTCCTATAATTGTAGTATTTGTACCATAAGTTGATGTTAAATCAGCATCCGCTGTGTATGTTGGCGTACCAGCCATACCAATTTGTTTAACTGCTGATATATCTCTTGTTCTTACTGCTTTAAAACCTAAAGCGTCTGATTGTAAAGTTAAAGATGAGTTAGATGTTTGTCCTGTCACAACTTCGCCAGCACTAAATGTACCCTCTACATTTGAAACAACAATTGTTGTGTGTTCTAAAGTAGGAGCTCCACTAAATGAAGTTACGTTAACAGCAGTTGTTCCATCTGATTCATATAATTCAAATGTATTTGCTGTTGTATTTCTAGCAGTATAAGCTGTAGCGTCATTTGTCGCTGATGAATCTATTTGCCATGTACCACCTGTTAAATAAACTTGTTGACCATCATTGATACCATGGTCATTTAAAGTAACAACACCTGGACTAGCAACTGAAATTGAAGTAACTGCTGTATTTTTAGTAGCAGTAATACTTTGAACAACACCAGTAGCCGCTGAAGTAGCACCAGATACAATTTCTCCTGTAGTATAAGAAGCCGTGCCTAAAGCATTTAAGTGTGTAAACATTTCAATATCAAATAGATAATGTCTGTATATTGAAGAAGTTGCGTTGATGTCTAAACTTTCTGTAGCAGATACAGTTTCAAATCCACGAGATTTAGCACGACCAATTTGTGGTACTGTTGTTCCCACAGTATTTTGTTCTGTACCTCTTACACTTGTCGCTGTGTCGTATAGATTAACTGTTTTAAATGCTTCTACATCACCTGATACGAAACCAATATCTGGCGAACCATAAACATTATTTACGTTAATAAAGTTTTTTACATTAAATCTTGTTTTGTGATTATTTGCTGTTTCAAAATCTCTTGCTTTATCTACATCAACAAAAGTTGTTCCTAATCTTTCAGCCTCATAACCTTTTACATATGCTTTGAAAGGAGATAAACCTACTGCTAATTTTGTAGCGTCACCACCATTTCCTGATGTGTATATTCCTCTATTATTACCTGATACTAAATGTTCTCTAACATCAAAGTCAGGATTAGTTAAAACATAATCACCTGATTCGTCAAATGTTCTACGAGCAAGTGTATCTTCTAATACAGCATATTCTGTATTTCTTACAATACTTTTTATATTACCATTATCAACTCTAGCGATTTCATAAAAGTTTTCATCTTCGGTTGAAGCTAAAGTCTTTTTGGCTAGTGTTAATAGAATTTTAAATCTGTGAGCGCCTGGAGCATTAACATTTGATGAACCAGCAGCGTTATCATTTAAACTTGCGTCATCATTAGGAGTTACAAAAGATTCTGTAACTGTAAAGCCTATTCTGTATGATGGTGTGTTTGTATATTTGTCTAATATTAAAGTTGAAGTGTCAACTTGTACAAAGAAACCATTGATATAATAAGTACCTGATTGAACACCAGCAGCAGAACCTATAGCAGTTGTATCTACTACAGCTGATAAAGAAACAGCATCACTATTTGTACCTGTGATTGTTTCACTATCAGCAAATACTAAATCAGCATTATCAGTACCTGTTTTGTTATATTTTACAAATATTGTGTCAGGATCAGTACCATCTGTCGCTACTGTATTTACAATTTCTGCTGTAACACCTGAAGTGCCACCTGTTAAGATTGTTCCATTTGTAAATTGTGTTAGAGTATTACCACTTGCAATACTTGATAATTTTACAGCTGTGTAATTAGTGTCAATAGATACCTGTCCAGGAATAATCATCGCACCTTGTTTGAAAAGGTGATCGCCAACTCTTTCGATTTGGTTCTGTAAGATTGTTTGTGACTGTGTTAATTCTCTCGCTTGAACTGCAAATGACGGTCTAAAAAGTATTCTATGAAACTTCTTCGACTCATTAAAGTCATCATAATAAGGCGAGAGGTTAAAGTCTGTTGGACTTGGCATTTATTTCCCTCTAAAATTCAATTATTAATTTAACATTCTCAGTTTGATCTGAAGCTCTTGTAATTGGTGATCTGTTTTCAATATACATTACATCACCCGTATCAGCATCTATCTCACCAGAATTGTAACCACTCGTAAATGATATATTATCTACTGTTGTTGATGAACTTGATGGTGTTGCTGTAACACTTGAACTTTGACCTGTAATTGTGTTAGTACCAGAAAACGCTGTTTGATTACCATTACTATCTACACCAGCATCGTTAAATCTTGTTTGTATGTAGTATAGAATATTGTTTGAACTATCCCACTCTACTACTTTACCTACAGCGCCTGTTGTCGCTTGATTGATTTCTTCATCAACTGTAAAGTTACCAGATGGAGATGTTACTAAAATTGCTTTTGTATTTCTTAATGTTGTTGCAGATGCAGCTGAACCACCAGATTCAGGATCTCTAATTAATGCAACTCGTCTAAAATCATTTGCCGTTGTAAAGTCACCAGAGTTTGACGCTTCACTTGCTTCAAAGTTAGTGTTTAACATTATATAAAAACCACCTAACTCTTTGACTGCGTTAAATCCGTGTCCACCTTTTGGTTCAATAATACAATCTAATTCTGCACCAGATAAACCTGTAGCACCAGCTGAAACTATGTCAGCATTTCTTATGTAACCAAAAGTATATCCTGTACCAGCATTTGTAACTGTAACTGCAGTTACTGCACCACCAGAAACTGTTACTGATACTGTACCAGATGAACCATCGCCTCTGATTGCAATACCTGTGTGTGTACCATTTGTACCACCCGTACCAGCAGTTTTAATTTTTACAACATTTATTGCGCCATCAGTTGCAGCAGAAGAAACTGTACCATCTGTTGCAACAGCCATAAAATCTGTTGATAAGAAATTTGTTTGTTGAGCAGCAGATAAAGAATACATATATTTCCATTTGTATCCATCTCCTGTAGATAAAATTGATGTTGATGTACCAGTAGGTTCTACTGTTGAATTAGCGCCACTATTATTATCTAAACATTTGTAAACGTGATTAGCACTTGATAGCACATAAAAAGTAGAATCCCATAAAGTTGAAGCACCACTATCTGATGTTTGAGTAGTAGTTGTTCCTGTTATTCTATTTCCGTAATCGTGTCTATAATAATCATAGACTGTACCTGATGTCCAATTTCTTCTAGGAACAACGTTTGTTATATCAGAACTAGTTACTCTTTTTGCCGCTAATAAATCATCAAAATAATAAAATTCATCTTGTACGGAATCTACTGGAGTTAAAGGAGAAGTATCTGTTCCCTCGTTAGTTGTTCTACTATCACCTCTAGTTAATGTTCCAAAGGCTTGTGGTCTACCAATACCCAAATAATAGACATTTGGAGACGCTTCTGAAAAGGATTCCGTAAACTGTTCTGCGTTATGAATCCTGAATTTGTTTGTTACTATTGCTGGCATATTTTCCTCTTAAGCTTAATTATATTTATACATCTTTTTAATAACTTATACTAATTTCCGTTGGATAAGTTATATATGTTTTTAAATTATCATTGGCCAAATCTTGTATTTGTACCACTTCACCGTTATATGTTGTATTATTTAATCCTATTAATCTATGATTAGCCCAATTGACTAACTGCATGGGTTGTACATAACTTCTAACTACACTATCTGCTCCCGCCGCTCCTGTTTGTACATTAGGGTGTCCACCACCAAACATACTTGTAAATGCGGGATTTAGACTATTTAAATATAGTGATTTCATACGTGGTCCACAATATACATAACCATATTTTAACTCATCATCTCTAACAGTTATTTTAGCGATTGAAGGTATTTTTAATGTCATTGATTTGTTCAATGTTAAATCTCTTGTATTTGGTGTAAAGTGTTCACTTGTACTATCTGTAAAATCTGGATCAACACCTAATTCTGGATTTACTCTTAAAGTTGTACCATCTGATGTAGTACCTAATCTTCTACCAAATATTGTTGAGAATAAAGTATTAACGATCAAAGCAACTTGTTCGTAATCTACACCAGAATTAATACCTATTGTTCTTTGAATTTCAACTGATACTTGGGTTTGAATATCTACTTGACCAGTAAAATAGAAACCAGATGTGTGCATTGTCTTTTTGAAACTATCTCTCCAGTCATTGATTGTACGACCAACTTTGATAACATAAGAAAAGTCTTGGTAGTATAAACTATCTTGTATTCTCATTGATGTTTCTGAAACCCAACCATCTTGGTTTATAAAAGTACCAGCAGTATCTACAACAGCGCCAACGGTCATAGTCGCTGTACCTAAATCATTTTTTTCAACAGTAGCAGTTGCACCACCACTTGAAGTTATAGATGTATTTTCAGCAAACTGTCCTGATGGACTAGAAACTTTTAATATACCTGTTCCTGAAGTATATGATACTATTGTTGCGGTAACAACAGTAGATGAACTATCAATTCCTGTAATAGTATCACCAGCAATTAAAGAACCTGATACATTTGAAACAATTAAATAACTTGGTAATGCTAATGTCGGTGGCGAAGGTGACGCTTGATATTCTGCGCCTGATTCAATAATTTTTAATCCAAGAATACGACCTATTTCTGTACCATATGCATAAACAACGGCGCCTGAACCATTTGTATCATCTACTTCAACTGTTGGTAATGATTGATAGTTATTACCAGAGTTTATAATTCTTATATCTGTTATCTCACCAGAACCTGTACCACTTTCTTGTACAATTTTATTTCCTGTGTAAGTATCTCCTCTTACTGTTTCATCTTCTAAAATAATATGATCTTCTGTTGTTGATGTAGAAGTTTCTTGCGTTAGTCCACCATTGACTACTGATACTTTCGCTCTCGCTGAACCACCACCTGTACCCGTATTTGTAAATTCTAAATCATCACCAATCTCATAACCAGAACCAGGATTGTCAATAATAAATTCAGTAATACCACCACGACCTACAGCATCAACTTGTACGATTGCGCCTTGACCTCCACCTGTTACAGTAAGACTATCAGCTTCTGTATATAAACTACCATCGTTAGTTAAAGAAGTTGTACTTGGAATACCTGTAATAGTTGCTTTGATAAAAATATCATCATTATCTGTTTCTGTACCTCTAATAACTTCACTTGTTTGAAACGTACCTAATATTGTATCTTCATTTAATATAAATTCTGTAACCTCATTTGCACCAATTTGAAACTTAAATACGTTTTCTACAACCGCTGTTGCACTTGAAGTTTCACCCTCAATAGTACGGCCAATTAAATTTGCAGTATCACCAATTGTACCAATGGCTCTTAGAATCTTTTGAGTGTCCCATTTACCATCTGATGCTCTTAATATGTTTTCTCTAGGATAAATTGTTTCTGATTCTAAACCAAATAGTAATCTAAAAAATAATTCGTGTCCTCTATTTGTACCTTTTGCTCTATAAACAGATTTAATGTTTTTAATTAGTTTTCTTTTATCAACACCGGTACTTAAACTTTCAGGTAATGTATTTAAGAACTCATTTCTAAACTTTGTTAAAAAGTTTGATACAACTTTGTCAGGATCTCTAAAATTTAATAAGTCTTGTATGTTGTTTACAGGATTTGGTTTGTAGTTATTAATAATTGCTGTTGCATTTGAACTAACACCAACCACTTCTTCACCATTTATAAACTTATCTTGCGCTGATATGAAAAGTCTATTGTTATCTAAATCTTCGGCAAGTACAGTTGCAGTTGCGTTTGAAGTAGAACCTGTAACTGTTTCGCCTCTTGTAAACTTACCAAACGCAGAACTTTCTAAAAGAACTTTATCTCCAGCATCTAATTGTGTTCTATCTGTATCAATACGAGAACCATCTAAAATTAATTCATTATTTTGGTTTGTTTCTGTTTCCAGTAAAACACCATCTGTGGTTTGAACTGACGTAACACCTAACTCGGCTGACTCCATAAAAGTATAGTAAGTTTTTAGAAATTCTAAAAATTTAGGGTGTTGTTCTAATACGAACTCTGGAACCTGTTGATTAACCAGGTTAGATATTTTATCTGTGAACTTTGCCATTAGTAATTAGATGTTGTTGTATAACCTATACCAGCGTCAGCAGAACCTCCTATGAAAGTATCTACCTCAACTGTGATTGTTGAGTTTGCTGTATCAATGTCTAAAATCTGATCTCTTACTGGAACAATATCATAAGACGCAGGTTCAACAGTCACTTCAATAACAGTAGATGAAGCGCCTCGTATATTTTCTACTGACGCCACTGTTAAAGAGTTAATTGTAATTTGACCAGTTGCGTAATTAACTGTTCCTTGTGTTGTATTAACATATGTTCTTACAGCACCCACAAAATAATATCTTCTTATATTACCATTACCATCATCATCAAGGAAATAAATCTTTTCATCATTTGGTACTTTGAAACCTGATGTACTAATTACTCCACCACTACCTGACTTGTGACCAGCATGTGGATTGAATATGCCATTTCTAAAATAAATGTCATATCTTGTTGATGAACTTATTGTAGGTGTAAATGATTTTCTAATTAATAAACTTGTTACATTTGATAGAATACTTGTATCAACATCATCAATTAATCCAGTAACTTTTGAGTGTCTAAAGATACCATCAAATTGTTGTAATGTATCTGTATTGTAATTTGAGATTGCTGTCGTAATTTCTGATTTTAAAGTATCAGCAGTTTTTGTTGTTGCTCTTTCATCATACTTAATATTTGAAGTTAGAATAATAGAAGTTGTTTCTGGATCAACAATCTCTGGTCTAACTGAGGCAACATTAAATTTTTGTAATTGAGCAATAATACTTTCTTTCGTAGCATCTGTCAAAGTAGAACCTGATGCTGCTTTAATCGCAATCTTTACAACACCATAAACAGGTGTTTCATCATCTTCGCCACCCCATGCTGAAACTGATTGAGCATTTGGATATAATTCTTGTACTAATGTTTCATAGTCAGAAGTTGTAACTGCTCTATCTTGTCTTGCGTATTGTAATGGTGCGTTATATCTAATTGATTCTTTTGTCTGTGCCTCTGCGCCACCTTGAGCACTTGAAGCAGTTGTAATCGTAACATTTGTAAATCCACCAACACTTCCTGAAAGTGTAAATGTAGAAGCGCCATTTGCTTCAGCTTTATTAGAAACAACATATTCTAATATAACAATATTACCATCTGCTAATGATTGTCCTACAATACCATCTCCAAAATAAACTTCAAACTTACCATCTTCACCTTCTTGTAGAAAATAAACTTTTGAGGTATCATCTAAAGAAGTAAATCCTGTAGCTTTTGAATAAGTTGTTGTGGTAGTATCTGATACTGAATTTTGTACTGTAACTTTTAAAGTAGATGTATCAGCATTAACACTTGGAATAATAAATCTTTGATCTGGATCAGAAGTATCTGCTGTATATTTAAATGTAACTAAAGTACCTTCAAAAATAGATATACCTGAAAATCTGTAAACACCAGAACTAGGTGAGATTGTGTGAGAAGCATTTGTTACAAATTGATAAGTTGTTCCATCAATAGATGAAGTAAAGGTTGTTCCTTTCGCCATGGTAACTGAAGCACCTGATGCATTGTTTAATAAAATATCAATTGATGCTGTTGCTGCCTTAGGTGATGTTGGTGTGTAACCTAACATCTTTGCTAATGACACAATATTTTTTCTTATGTCAGCACTGTCTAGGTACATCTCATTTGCCAACATATTAGCATTGAAACCTAAGTAATGAGTATTGTAAGCAAGTACGTCTAATAGAACAGCAAAACCAGAACCTTCAAAGTCATAATCTTGGAACTCTGATTGGTTTTGTAAAAATGTTTTTAGATTACTTTTAATATTATCAAAATCTAATTCTGATACTTCTAATTTATTACTTGCCATCTTATCTTAATCTTTCTAAAAATGTTTCTACTGTAACAGGTTGTGGAACACCAATTACATAAAAACTGATTTGAACTGCATATCTATTTCCATCAATATCAGGTTTGGCTAAAATTTGTGCTAGTTTAATTCTTGGTTCAAAGTTATTTAATACTTCTTCTATTTTTCTTTGTAAGTTTAGAGCAGTCAATGGTGTAACTGGTTCAAATAATAATGCTCTTACATTACCACCAATTTCTGGATGGAATGGTCTTTCAAAGTGATTAGTTTGAATTAAGTTTCTAACACTTCTTTTAACTGCCTCTGCGTCAGTCAATCTATTTACATCATTTGTTACAGTGTTTCGACCAAAGTCTAAATCTAAATCTTTGTAGATTCTGTTAGCTCTTTTACTCTTGTTAGATACATTTTCTACACTATAACTAGGCATAACAATATTTATACACTAACCAACAAAGATATTTGAAGAACCACTAGTCATAGCACCACTATCTGCACTATCACCAATTCTTGCCACAAATGCGCCGGCGATACGTACTGTTGATGAACCAACGTTTACATTTGCCACATGATTAGGACATGGTGGTGATGGTGGATTGGGGTGTGGAACTGTCGGGTCGCCAACTCTTGCGATAAGTATACCATTTGCTCTAACTGTCGATTGTCCAGGCGTATCTAAAGTTGTTGTACTTGAACATATGTGTCCTGTACTTAAACTATCACCTTTTCGACAGATTGCTGGCATTATTTTCCTTGTGAGTTGTAAACTTTGAACGATCTTTTACGAGATTTGTTCATTGACGACATTTTTACTCTCTTACTTGTGCCTTGTGATGTCTTTTTAGGCATTCTTTCGTGTTTTACGAAATTCTTTGCTAATTTAGCCATTATCTACCTGCTTCTCTGGCTGCTTTTAAAGCTGCTCTTTTCTTTTCTAATAT